ATATAAAGCAGAAAAAGATAATGAAAAATCTGCTTCTAAAGGTGCTAAAGGTAAAGATAAAGCTCTTAAAGCATTAGAAAAAGAAGCTGAAAAATTAAAAAAAGATAAAGATAAAAACAAAGATAAATTATCGGCACCATTACAAAAATATAAAGATGGAAAATTAACTGCTGACGAATATAAAAAATTATCTGCTGAGTTAGTTAAAGCTAATAAAGAAATTAATGCTAGGTTAAGTGATATTGAGAAAGAAAAAGATGATATTACATTAAAAGAAAAAATGGATAGAAGAGAAGTAGCTAAAAGTATGATGGAAAGAGACACTCACATGGAAATTTTAAATATCATGAAAGAAGCAGGTGTTAATTTAAGAGAAGGAGCTGGTGGTATTAAAATGTATTATGAAATAGCAAAAACAGCATATCAAGAAGGCTTTATGGCTGGGCTAAAGAAATAATAATATGAAAAAGTATTTTGAAAGATTATGGAATGCTATCTGGGATTCAACAGACATTGATGAAAAAGCAGAAGCAGCCCTAAAAGAAGCGAAAGCTAGAATCGCTGAAATGAAAAAAGAACTAGCAGATGTTAAAAAAGCAGCTAAAAATGTTGTAGCACAATCAAAAGACGTTGTTGACGCAGCAAAAGGAAATAAAAGACGAGGAAAAAAACCTACTAAAAATAAAAAGACCAAAACTAATAATAAAACTAAAAAGTAAAAAAAATGACTTTAAAAGAATTACAAGGTATGATCAAGGAAGAACTTGAATCTTACATGAACGAAGAAGAAGTAGACGTAGATGTAGATACAGATGCAGGTGATGTAGACGCTGACGGTGCAGAATCAGGAGATGATTCAGAAGATGTATTACGTCAAATCTATGATATGTTAAAAGACAAATTTGAAGGTGAAGGTGAAGCTGAAGAAGCTGAAGAAGAAGCTGAAGAAGAAGCTGATGACATTGATGAATATGGTTCACCAATGGAAGAAGCTAAAGACGAAGTTGAAGAGTCTGTAGAAGAAACTGTAGAAGAATCTACTACTGATGTTCATACACAATTACAAGAAAGATTTAAAAAATTAGCTAACATCGTTAAAGGATAATAATTATGACTCTTGATGAGTTATTATTAGAATGGTCGTATAGGTCAGAAAGGGGATATCCATCATTGGATAACCCTTCTGATGTCTTACTTTTAAAACGAATTTTAGAGCAATTGGATTTACCAACTAATGAGATAATGTCAAATTTAGATGAGGTAAATATGCCCCCTGGTCAATTAAATGCTCCTATAACTCAAGGTCCTTTTTCTAAAGCAAACACAGGAAGTGATACTATACCTAAAGAAAAAGGTAAAATAATTACTAGAAGAGAACTTTTAATATTAAAAATTGAAAAAGACGAAGAATTAGAATTAGGTGATGGTAATAAGATTACAGTTGCTAATAAAGGTGAAGTTCTTGATGTTTTAAAAGCAGGAGATATTAGTAAAGCTATTCCGTTAGAAGGTACAAATGGAATTAAAACAAACACAAGTAAATTGAAGAAAACAATAGAATTTGGTACCTCAAAAGCATCAGCAGGTACTACAGATGCAAAAGATCCAGTGGTTGACACTGATACTAAAGAAGAATTAGTTATTGTAATGTGTAATATATTAAAGGAAAACGACAGTTTAACTAACTTTAATAGTAATGAAGATTACGCTAGTAATTTTAAAATTATAAATAATTCAACAACTAAATATCAAGATGTTAGTGATAAAGCAAAAGATAAAATAGAAGAACTATTTAAATTAGTAGGAGGACTTAAAAATCCACTAACAAAAGTAAAACACGTATTAAATAATCCATATTCTATAGCAAAAGAAATACTGACAGCCTACCCAGATGCAAGATTTGAAAGAGGAGAAGTTTTTGATATGATTAGAATGAAATGTTCTCAAATAACTGGATTACCTGAAGATAAATGGAATCCCGGAGATATTTATATTGTAAATTCTGAACCTAATATTGAAGATTTAGAAGATGATTCAGTAGTAGGTTGGAATGAATTATTTGTAAATAATTGGGGAGATACAGATAAACCTTTAGTTTCTATTTCCTTAAAAGAAGAAAAACACCAACTAGGAAGAGCAAAATCATACTTAAATAAATTTGCAGACAATAAAAATGAATTTAATATAAGTAAAGCTGATTTAGGTTCTATGTCTGTTGAAGAATTAAAAAAAGGAATAACAGGATATAGAAATCAGGTTAGACAAGCTATTAAAGAAGAGGGATTTAAAATAGAATACACAGGTAATGGGTGGGAAAGCTTTCCAACTGATCTTGGAAGATTAAAAGCAAAATATGGTTGTTATAGATTATTAAATTTTTTACTTAATAAAGCAAACAATGCTTCTATAATAGGTTTATTTGCTTATGGTTTATCTATTGATAAAGATGAAAGAGCTAATCCAACCTTTTTTAAATTAGTAGGTGGTAATAAAGGAATAATAAAGAAAAAAGTCAAATATCCAGCAGGTGTTAATTCAGAAATGGACGAAGACACACCAATACAAATGGAAGATAATATATCAGCAGGTAATATTAAAATATCTGGTACTATTATAAAAACAAATGGTGATGATTTTACTGAGAAAGAAGATACATTTAAAACTCTTAGAATGTCAGGAGCTGGACAAATACAAATTACATAAAAATTTATTAAAAAAAACTTGGTTTATACCATATTAAGTTATATCCTACAACTGTAGGGGTTTTTAGGTCGAAACGGCGGACCGCAACACCGAACACATGACACAGTACAATCCGAAAAACATAGAAGAAACACTGAAGCGAATGGAAAAAGCGGACGAGTTAAAAAGCATACACCGTTCTGATACTAATATAATGTCATTCTTTGACGATAATGATAAAGAACACGAATTACAAAAACAACAATCAGCAGCAGAAGTTAAAAAAGACGAATATCTAAAAAGTGTTGAATAGTTAAGGACCTTTATATATGAAAGGGGGACAAAAGAAGACCTAACACGCATAACAGCAATAGGTCTTTTAATAGAAACAACAGATTTTCTTAACATACCATCAGATCGTAAAAAAATGTTAAAAGAAAATATGGAGTGGTGTAATAAACAATATGAAAAACACACAAATGAAAATTAGAGACATTGAAAAGTGGCAGGATGATTATTATCCAACAAAAGAAAAAATTAAACGAACAAAACCCCGTAAAAAAGATTTGGATAGGCCAAAAAAGGACATTACAATTAAACGTAATAAAAAATAGATTATGAAATACGAACAACAATTAAACACAGCAATGGTAAGATTAGATGAATCATTGACTAGATTAAGAGATCTTATTAAAAATGGTAAGAATCAAGAAGCTATTCAGTGGATGGAAAGAGGCGATCTTAAAGAAAAATATGAAGAATTGCAAAATATAATTACAATATCATCAACAGGTAATTATGGAGCAAGAGGAGTGCAAAATACACGTTCTCTTTAATAAAAATAAAAGTTATGTTATCAGCAGAAAAAATCCAAGCAAATTGGGATCGTTATATAAGTGTAATAGGAACATGTTTTTCTAAAGAAAGAACAGATATACTATTGCCATTTTTAGACAAATATAAAGAAAGAATGATGATGATGCCTGCTTCAAGTAAAAATTGGCACCATTCGGCATTTGCAGGTGGTTATACTGACCATGTTTTACGTGTGTATGATTGCACTAATTCGTTATATAAAACGTGGAAAGACATGGGTGGAGATGTTTCTACATACTCTGTCGAAGAAATGCATTTCGCAGCATTATTCCACGATTTAGGTAAGATGGGTCAACAAGAAGGTGAATATTATCAACCAAACGATTCACAATGGCATATGGATAAATTAGGCCAAATGTATAAGTTTAACACTGACATCCCAGCAATGAAAGTGCCTGAACGTTCATTATTTATCTTACAGGAAATTGGTTGTAAATTAACCCAAAATGAGTTTATTACAATTAAAATCCATGATGGTTTATATGATGAGTCAAATAAGTTTTACTTTATGTCTGGTCAAAAAGAAACTAGATTAAGAACACACTTACCATTATTAATGCATCAAGCAGATCATATGGCTGCTCAAATTGAATTTGAGTTGTGGAATAATTCAGCTAATCCTTCTTCTAAACCAGCAAACGCTACTAAAGGTGATAAAACACTTAGAGCAGCTAAAAAAGTAAACACACAAAATAACCCAAAATTAGCATCAGCAACATTAGATGTTATAGATTCGTTTTTTAAAGATTAAATATGATAACACTTAGTATAATATTAGCAGTAACTATAACGGCTTCTGCTTTTATGATTAGAAATTTAATTGTAAAAAATGAACGCTTAGAAGATTTTATTTCAACACAAAGCGAAGCAATTGAAGCTTGTGCTAAAAGATTAAAAGAAGTAGACGAAAAAGGTTGGTTTGAAGCAGACGATCAAATTGGTTTTTTCTTTAAAGAAGTAAAGAAAATCCAAGAAGCTTTAAACGAGTTTACCCTTAAATAAAATAATTAGTAAAAACCACATGTCAAACAAACTTAAGTATGCCCCTACTCCTCCCCCGGAACCAGAAATTATTATAACTCCGGAATCAGGACCTAAAAAACGAGGAAGAAAAAGAACTAAAAAACAATATTTTACACCAGACACAGACGCAGCTATAAAAGAATACTTAGCTTCATCTAATCAAGATGAACGAGATACCATTTTTGCAAGAAGAATACATTATCCATTCTATAAACTTGCAGAAAACTTAATACACACATTTAAATTCTATTATACAGAAGTAGATGATTTAGAAGATTTAAAACATGAAGTAATTTGTTTCCTTTTAGAAAAATTAGATTATTTTAAACCAGAAAAAGGCACTAAAGCATTTAGTTATTTTTCAATTGTAGGAAAAAATTACCTTATTTTATATAATAATAACAATTATAAAAAGAAAAAAGCTAAAGCAGATCCCTCAGCAGCAGACGAAGATGAAGGTGTTTTACGTTCATTAGGTAGAGACGATAGAAAACAAGACATAAAAGATTTTATAGATTATTTCACAGAATATACTGATAAACACATGTTTACTATGTTTAAAAAAGATAAAGATAGAAAAGTATGTGACGCTATTAATATACTTTTTAAACGTAGAGAAAATTTAGAAATATTTAATAAAAAAGCACTATACATTTACATTAGAGAAATGACAGGTGTTGATACCCCCGTAATAACTAAGGTAACAAAAATACTAAAAAAACTTTATAAGAAACTTTACACTGAATATAACGAAACAGGTTATGTAAGAGTTTAATCTTTTCCATATTTATAACAAAATATATGGATCCATTAAATCAATTAATATTTGACGATACTTCTTTCTCAGATTTATTGAAAGAAATTCACGGTAATCAAAAGAAAAAAGCTAAACAACTTGCCTCTTTAATAGCTGAATTACGTCCTTTAGTACAATCTTTAGGAGACGCTACGGTAGTAGTTCCTTTAATTAAGGAATATATGGAAATAAGTGTTAAAAATGACGACCAACTAATTAAAATGGCCGCTATTGTACAACGTTTATCTACATCATCTACTTCAGGGGGTGATGGTGGTCTACTTACAGAAGATGAAATGGCTCAACTCCAAGAATTAACTGAAGAAATAGCTAAAACTGTTGAATCAGAACCTAAACAATTAGATAAACCTAAAGAGTAATGCCTACAATTAAATCAAATCAAAATTCGGTACACACTGCTAAATCAGGTCAATTTATTCCTGTAAAAGTAGTTGATGTTGTTTTAGATATGAATTTTCCTAATATTGAAAAAATAGGAGGGTGGGATGCTTTAGGGACTATATTATATATTAAAGTAAGTGAAATAGTTAAAGATCCAGAAATAGAATATAAAAGAGATTTAAAAACATTAATATCAGCAAATAACTTAGCTAGACCTTTATTTGCAAATCAAAAATACTATCCTCTAAAAGGAGAAATAGTATTATTATTTAGTACAACAGGAAGAGATATAATAAAAGATACATCAGAAACATATTATCTTAATAATATTAATATTTGGAACCACCCACACCATAATGCACTCCCTAATCCTGACACATATAATGGAACTTATCCAGCAAGTAATAATGATAAAACAAAAAATGATTATTTAAAATCATCAGGGGGGTTAGTAAGACAAATAAAGGATGGAGATTCAGAAATACCTTTAGGTGAGTATTTTGATGAAAAATTAAACACAAAACCACTATTACCTTTTGAAGGAGACCATATATTAGAAGGTAGATTTGGTAATTCAATAAGATTTGGATCAACATCACCAGGTCCTAACGACTGGTCATCTACTGGAAATACAGGAGATCCTATTACAATAATCCGTAATGGTCAATCAGACGAATTAGATGATAGAGGTTGGGAACCAACTACCGAAGATGTAAATAGAGATCCCTCATCTATATATTTAACTTCAACTCAAAAATTAGATAAATTTGTACCTGCATCTTTAAATTGGCAATCATGGGGAGCTAAACCAACAGTAGTAGAAGATCCTTTAACATCATTAGATTCTCCAGTTATAGAAGAGTATGTAGAACCAGAACCAACGACAACAGAAGATGATATAACAGATGCATTAATAGCAAACGCACCTACAGGAAGCTCAGAACCAACACCAGAAGAAACAATAGAAGCTGAAGATAACGCACCCCCTCCTCCTACACCTGAAAAGGTAGAAGAACAAGATGAATTATCATTATATGATGAATTAATTGAAAGTGGAGATTTTGATGAGGAAGATTTTGAAATATTCGAAACAGAAACAATAACAGGTGTTCCTATAGGTATAGATTATCAACCTGATATTTCAGCTACTGACAGTCAAGTATTAATAGAAGTAGGAGAAACACAAACATCATCATACAGAGAAAATGGTGTTTTAGACACTGAAATGTTAATTGGAAAATATTTTAAATTATCTCAACTTATACATTCTAACACAGCTAAAAATAAAGGGTGGTCTAACATCCCTGGTCAAGATGCAAAGAAAAAACCTCAATGGACTGAAGAATATATAATTAGAAATTTAGAAAATCTTATGATAAATGTAGGAGATTATATTATAGCTAAATATCCTAATATGAAAATAACATCGGGATATAGAGCTAAAAAATTAAATGATTCTTTAGGATCTTCAGATAGCTCTCATCACCCACAAGGATGCGCTATAGATATTCAAGTTCCAGGAGTAACTACAGCAGAAATAACAAACTTTATTGTTGATAATATTCCAGCTTATGCTCAAGTAATTTGGGAAAAACCAGAAAGTGGAGGAAGTTGGGTACATATAGCTTATAAAGAAGGAGACACAAGAAAGAAAACAGATGTGTATACTTCTAGAGAAAATATTTTAGCACATTATGGCAATAAG